GGGCATGGGAAGTTGAGCTATGAGAGAATATGCTGATAAGATGATTGACTATGCAAAGACGCATAGGGTGCCTGTTGTTGTGTTGTCTGATATCGGCATCAATGACAATGGGTTTGCAATCGGAATGCATGATGAATATGATGACTGGATGATTGGTTTCAATCTGAAGATTGTTGACGAAACTGGTGAAGAAGTGACTGCTGACGAATGGTGTCCTAAGCTCAAGTGTTTCGTCCCTGTAGCTCGAAAGCTACATGCTCGCGCCAGATTTACCAATATTCGAGGTGAGACTGATACTTGTGTCTATGGTGGTGTCACCGCCAGGCTTCTTCAGCAGGCTCTTGATCGAATCAACGGTGTTCGTATCTCTTCAAGGTGTTCACCATTCCAGAGAGAGAAAGCTCTGAAGGAAATGAAGAAAGCTCGGAGAAATCAGCGAAAAGTGATTGACAAGGTTACCTAGATTCTCTATACTTCTTGTATCAATGAGAAGGAGATTGAGATGTTTAGAACCTACGAAATTGTCAAAGAGTACAAAGCGTTCTATGTCAATCTCTTCGATGAAAATAAGCAATACGTCTTCTTCGATAACCAGTTTAAGTCTTTGACTGAATGTCTTAGATTTATCGGAGAAGATACTATGGGTTATGATGGTGATTTTGCCATCGAAAATCAAGTTGAGGAGTAAATCATGAAGATCGATCTTACCAAGAAGCGTGATGTCATTCTCCGTCTCTATGAACTCAAGAAGACTTTCAATACCCAGTTTCGCCCTGCAATTACTGGTGAAGGTAAGAAGCTGTGGAATGAACTGATCCAGCTTCAGGAAATCTGCCAGAAGAAGGGGTGGTAATGACTAAGATCAATCTATCTCAGACATCCATGGGATTCTGGACTGCTGAAGTCGATGGTGTCCCTGTCAAGTTTGAGGGTTACAATCTCGATCCTATGGTAGCTCTGATGCAAGCCCTAGCTGTTGCCCAGATCGAAGTTGAGCGAGAATCGACTTACTGGATCGATGGTAAGAAGCAAACATTCAAGACAACTAATATGAGTTGACATGGCAAAGTTAAAGAAGCCGCTATCATTAAAGCCAAGAGCCCCTAAGCAAGCTGCTCCGCGCATCACTCGTGCGACAATCGACGCGAAGTATGTTGGTACGGAACCTGTATGGACTCTCGATACTCCAACAAACATTCAGATGATCCAGGCATTCAACTGGTATGCATACCAGTATGTTGATGGTTTCAACAAGAAAGCTCTATCAACATATCTCAAGAATACTGGTAAGGATCCATCTCTGATTTCTGATGTTGTTGAGTCCGAAATTCCTGGTGTCGTCGGCGCAATGTGTGCGATGATTGGGAGAGGATTTCGTCCAGACGAAGCAATGATGGAGAGATTTGAGAAGCGTCTCCAAGACATCTATGCAATTGCTCTTGTGCGACAGTCTGAGAAGATTGCTCTTTCGGCAACTCCTAAGCCAGTCAAGAAGTCTTCTGATACGACGATTGCCGAGCTTGAGGAATTCAAGGATCAGGCACTTCTCGGTACACTCGACGCTGATTGGTCTGCATATTCCTGGGCAACAAGTCGCAAGACTTCGGCTGTTCAAGCGAACAAGGTGATTGCATACTATACTCCAATCCTGGATGAACTGAAAGCTGCTACCAAGCGTGGCGCTGATCCAGAACTGAAAGAAGGGTATCGATCACTCTCTATGATGGAGAAGCGCCGTAGTGAAGCGTTCATGTCTGGTTTGATTGCTGACATGGAGAAGATCAAGGGCGCGAAGAACGTTGCTCGAAAGCCGAGGAAGCCTCGTGCAAAGACATTGTGGCTCTTCGATACGAAATATCGCAAGTTGATCAGGGCAGAAGGTGAGAATCTGACTGTCAAGGGTACTACAGTCGAAGGTATTACAAACACGACATCTAAGACGATTCGAAAGCCTGAAGATGTTATCTCCGAGTTTGCGAAGTTGACAAGACTTCAGAAGGGTAAAACATATTCGGCAATCAAGTCCACAGAAGGTAAATGGTCTTGTAGGACTAACGAGAATATGCTAATCATAGCCGTGGAAGTGTGATATCTCTTGACATCAATCATCAACTGTGCTAAGATAGTCCACAGTTGAAAGAGGAATAATTATGGCCATTTTAGTGGACTTTAGCCAAGTAATTATTGCATCCGCCATGGCGCAGATGGGTAATTCAAGGCGCGGATCGTCTGACTTTTCTGAAGATATGATCCGTCACATTTGTCTCAATAGCATTCGATCAATCCGATCTAAGTTCAAGAACGATTATGGTGAGTTGATCATCTGTTGCGATGGTCGTTCGTCATGGCGGTATGGTGTATTTCCACTATACAAGGCGTCTCGAAAGAAGGATCACGCAACGTCTTCTATTGATTGGAAGGCGATCTTTGAAACTATCACAACAATCAAGAACGAACTAAGGGAGAACTTCCCATACAAGATCATTGAAGTCCAGGGTGCAGAAGCTGATGATGTCATCGGTTGGTACTGCTATGAGAATGGGACTGAAGGATTTGCTTGTGGTGAGAAGATCCTTATCGTGTCCGGAGACAAGGATTACATCCAGCTTCAGAAGTTCGCTAATGTCTCTCAGTATGATCCCATCAAGAAGAAGATGCGTCATGCTGCATATCCAGAACTGGTGCTTCGCGAACACATCATTCGTGGTGATGCTGGTGATGGTGTACCTAATATGCTGTCTCCAGACTCAGCGTTGGTCGACCCATCAATTCGTCAGACTCCCATCACCCAGAAGCGTCTAGATCAGTTCATGCGTGCTCCAGATTCAACTTGGTCCGAAGAGCAAGTTCGCGGTTTCCGGCGCAACGAGATGCTTGTTGACCTGTCAAAGATTCCGTCTGAAATCAAGACAGCAATCGCAGACGAGTTTGCTAACTATCAAGTGGCTCCAAAGGGTAAGATTTTCAACTACCTTGTCGCCAAGAAACTGAAACTTCTGTTAGAGTGTGTATCGGAATTCCAATGAGACCAAAGCTATCTACCCTGTTCAAGCAAATCGGTGAGAAGAAGACCAAGAAGGAAAAGGCAGAATTTCTTCTCTCAATCTTCAATAAAGAGATTGACACGATCTTGACCTATGCGTATTCTCCTAAGATCAAGTGGTTACTTCCAGAAGGTGAACCTCCATACAAGCCGTTCTCTGATATCGATCAAGAAGGTCGGTTATATGCAGAACTGAGAAAGCTATATCTGTTCATCGAAGGTGGTAATCCAAATTTGACCAATGTTCGCAGGGAGCATCTGTTCATTCAGCTACTAGAGAGCATTGATCCTGAAGACGCCAAGTTGGTACTTCAGATGAAAGACAGGAAGCTTAACGACTGCCCGCTTGCTATCGTCAAGTTGGCATTTCCAAACAATAACTGGTAAGAGGATACCATGGGTAAGGGTCTATGGCGCGACAAGCGTTATAATGATTGGGATGTCATCACCGAGTCTGATGATGAAACTGTGATGCAGAAGAAGCCTGGTAAGCAGGGCACCAAGCGCATTGCCAAGAAGCGCGATAAGGATGATCTATATGACGATGAGTACTGATACCCCAGCATTCATCATCTGCAATGGTAAAACCAGATCATCATTCAATCTAGCATTGCTCCAGGGTTTAGGTACGATCTATGGCGCAAATGCTCTATATCGAGACTATCCTGATAGGTCTATTCCTGATATTCTAGTATCCATCGATGAACCCATTCACAAGGAGATTATGCGATCAGATTTTCCAAAAGACAGGTATATTCACGCAATTGGAGAACAACAGTATGAACCAAAAGAACTCGGAGGAAACAGGGGTAACGCTGGACTATTTGCCGCTCAATGTGCAATTAACTCTGGACACAAAGCCCTATACTTCCTCGGTTTCGATTCGCTCTTATGCGACGACGATCTATGCAACACTAACACCTATGCTGGAAGCAACTGTTATACAGGGGAAACCAGCGCGACTGTCCCGGACACGCGGAATCGCCTTCGCTATCTAGCATGGATGATGCACCAGAATCAAACTGTCGTCTGGTGTTTTGTATTTCCTAGTGGAGTCGAAACTTTT